GCCTGAAAGATGCCATCAAGGATATCGCCACTCATGACGCCCCTTCGCAGAGGAAGCTCAAGCGCCTTTGCGAGCTCGGCGGTTGCAGCGAGCGATTCCTCCTTATTACCTGATCCAGCTTTGATTAAAAGCTGATCCATCTCAGGAGTCGGTTCAAAAAACTTTTTTCTAGACATATCTGCATTCTCCTGCTTATGATTAAATAATGTTGATTTCTACTTTGGCGTATCCATCGGCATCTTTAGATGAGAGGAACCGACCAACTTGCGGGCTAGCACTACTGTCACTGGCAGCAGCAAGTTGTCCCGTAAGGACAAAGTGTGCCTTTTCGCCAGCAGCCGGAGTACCAGAGACCTGATCGGTCACCACGGTTCCACGTCTAAGCAAGAGTACCTTGCCGCCCTGCTGCATCTCATCCTTGGCATAGTTAATATGCTGTCGGGTAAGATCCAGATTCACAACATCGTTAAGTAGGAGACCTACGGGGGCTCCACTCACAACATCAGCACCCCACGCGGAGGCCTTTTTTACTGTTGCACTGGAATCATCCATAGCGGCTCCAGAGCCGCCACCATCTTGAATGACTAGAATACCTCTCTCAGCCGTAGCGTTCATGAAAAAACTGAGATCGGTTAAATGTTCAACTCTATCTGGTCTTAGCGCCATTGTTTATTCTCCCGATTCTGAATTTAGAATACATTTAGTGACCCAGTCTTGAAGACCGGCTCTCACGGTATCCGCTTCTTCCGTCCCATCGGCAGGGTCGGCTTCTACAGAAATCGCAACAGCCTCTTCGGCTTCTGCTGTCTCCAGCACAGCTTCGTCAGCCTTGGCTTCTTCGGCCTCATCTTCATCAGACTCGCCCGCTTCAGTAGTCTCGGCTTCTTCTACAACCTCAGTCGCTTCGTCTACAGATTCGGCTACTTCCGAAACTTCAGACACCTGAAACTGGTTGTTATAGTCGACAAAGGTCGCAACAAGTGCTTCAAACTGCTCATCGTCAAGAGAGGCGAATGTCTCCACCTTGGCTTCAGCGTCTTCCGCTGAGATGCCAGCTTCTAGCAACATGGCCGTTCTGTTACGAATGGCCTCGATAGCTTTCATCTCCGAGATAGCATTATTGGCAAAGTCTAAAGCCTGCTCCTGCTCTGATAGGGCAGTGACAGCTTCGACAAGGCTCTTTTGGGCTTCTTTAAGTTCGTCGGCAGACTGTGATAGCTCCTCTGCATGAGTCTTAGCAGCCTCTTGCAGTTCGCTGATAGTCGCCTCATACTTTTCTACATTAGCTACAGAAAGCTTATCAATCAGTTGCTCATTTTCTGCCTTAGCAACAGCAAGCGCTTCCTTTAGCTCTTTAAGCTGATCATTGATTATTTCATTTGACATGTCATGACTCTCCTCTTGATCATTAAAAGTAGTGTTGATATCGTTTATTGATACACCATATTCTGGGAAAAGTGTATTTTTGGAAGAAGTCGACGCGGTGTTAAATTCAAATACCTTATGTTTATCGAATATAACACTCTCTGGATTGGCGGGCTTGTTCACAAACCCCTTGCCACTAAACGTGATATTTCTAAGCAGTCTTCCAACCTGATGGTCTTGGTAGGCTCCAGTACCGCCGTAGGCTCTGAGATGATTTGTTAAGAATGCAGTTTCCTCATTCCTAGATAGAATATGGCTTTCGCCATCGGGGCCTACAACTGCATAGTCAAATCCATGGAACAGGCACTCCATGGAAACATACTTGTCTCCTTGTTCAATAGACTGAATCAAATCCATGGCTCTCTGTTTGTAAGCAGGATCCTGCCATTGCTTATAGACTACAGAGGCTACTAATATATGATAGTGATCCGGCAGTCCTTCTAGTCCAACTTTCTCATCTATAAGTTTAAATTTGTCATCAACAGCCCAGTTGTCAATAATCCCACCTACTATCTGCCTCTCATCATGCTCTATATTAGTTGGCTTGTATTTCGGAGTATTCTTGGACGCCCATACTTCATCTTTATCGAAAACATCATCGTTCTTATTCCACGAAGTTGTTACAAGAATAGAGTACACATGATAAATGTCGTCGTCATCTTGCGCGGCTGTGGCGAATGGGAACTCTAGCATCTTTCCCAAATCTTCGCCGGGACTTTCTGGAAGAATGGTGGGCGAACAGTATGCGATGGAAGTGCTGCTTCGTATGAGACTTTCGAGGCCCGCTTCTATCTCGGAGCCAAAAACTTTTATTTCGTTGTTCATGTATATGTATCCTATCAATTATTGACTAATACTAACACGGTGCCGCTTTTCTTATAGACACCCTTTCTGGTGAAATAATAAATCTCTCCAGTCTTCGGGTTCTTATAAGCAAACTTACCTTCTGTGGTGTAATATTCCGCGTAGAAAGATGCTCTAATATTTCTAATTTCTTCAATACTGAGCTTTCTATTGATTTCAGATTCAGCGTCAGAAATCCATTCATTGCATCTTTGTGATACACCACTCGACAGCTTTTTAGACAAACCGCCTGAAATTGTCTCCGCAGTAACTGCCTGTAGGCATTCAATATTGCATAGAACTCCAAACTTTGTAGACTCCGCTTCCATAAATTCAGAAGAAGTCAAGCTGCGCATATTCTTTTTACCAAAGTGATCTAGGATGCCCGGATTAAGCATCTCGGAGATCTTCTCCTGAGCATCCTTTGCCCAAACCTCAACCGCTGTCTTCGTTCTTGGCTTGAACTCCCTCTTCTTGCGGACATCTACATCACGAGAGTTTTTCGGCCTGCCCGGCTCTTGAGGAATGTCTTCTTCGGGGGGTTCTTGCTTGTCTTCTGGACTGGGCTGCTTGGGCTGTCTAAGTTCTAATGCGGACTTCTCATCTGTAGGGGCCTTCTCCAATTCTAGCCCTATCTGGCCCGGAGAAACTATTCCTGTTTGCAACGCAATCTTTTGCAAGCCATAGTCTTTGTCAACCGCATGATAGGGGCTGATTTTCTCAAGATCCTTAGCCTCTCTTCGCTTGTTTTCGTTGCTAACCCGAGTACGCTCAATCTCCGGCTTGGCCTTGATGTTACGCTGCACAAACTCATCACTGACAATGTTGCGATCTGCCATAGACATCAGCAAGTTAGCCATTGATGCGGGATCGTCCAAATACATGAAGTCGAACTCGACCTGAGCGGGATATCGAAAACCCATCGTGTTTTGGACAATCTTGATTTGCTCGTCCCAGAATCTAAGAGCAATGTTTCTAACATAATTCAATCTCTCTGTCAGCGTTTTCAAAGAAATAAAGTTGTTCGTTGTTCCAGAAGCCCCAAAAGTGCCGGTGAGCGTGGGAGGAATTCCTAGACAAGCGTATATGGCCATAAGGGTGGGACGATACTTTTCTTCTCCTAGGAATCGCTGTACGTCGGTATTGGTTTCAATAACCTCAATATCTGGCCCCCACACTATATCGGTAGTTCCACCTCCAACGTTACCTCCCAAGATTTCCTGAAGGGCTGACGCGGCTGCCGCAGTAGGAGCAAGACGATGCTCTAGGTTTCCTAGCTTAAAGATGCGAATCTTAGAAATGGCTCCGTCGAGAGCCGTCTTGTCTGCCAGCTTCAGTCTCTCATATAGAATAAGATCATTGAAGCAGGAATATGTCATTGGGTCTGCCCACTCTTGCCAGTCGTCCTTTTTATAGAAATAAACGAAGGTCTTGTCTGGAGGCAATAAAACACCCTTATCACTTTCGGCAGCATCAAGAATTTCTTGAGGAAGGCTGTTGACAAGACTAACGTCTTCTGGCTTGTAGCTATTTTTAAGCTTTTTAATTAAGTTGGCAAGATGCCTAGGGAGCTTCACCATATATCTTTTTTTATCTCCCGTAAGGCTTGCTATTGGGCCTCCGACAACTTCCAAGGTGAGGGGATCAATAAAATGATACTGCCAAGGGATTTCTCCTTTTCCAAAGCCAGAAAGCTTTAAGTCGGCAACCATCTCTGGAGAGGCAACAGACCTTTGCATCTCTAGCCTTTTCTGTTTATTGATCTTGGCAGTACGCATCCTAATGGGAACGTTAGCTTCTCTGAACAGAAGATTGCAAAGTCTTTCAGAAACCTCTTTTCCATTCACACGACTAAACCAGTCGTTATAGAATCTTTCAATTCGCGGATTCCTATGAATCAATCGCACGCCTTGGCAAGCGAAGTCTCCCATCAGATCAATAGCATTGCGAATTAAGCCGATACGCCTGTATGCCGCGCGGGCAAAATCAATTATGTCTTTTGACTTTTCCGGAACTCTTTGTTCGGGCCTGAACCAATCGTAGTCTGAATTTCGCAGACCCGGACGGCCGCTGATTCTAGTTGTTAGATCAGAGAAGTCTCGGGTTCTGGAGGAAAAGGAGGCAGACGAAGTTTCCTGAATAGCCTTAGAGTATTCAGCGAGCGCCCTTTCCTGTTCGGCGCCACTCCCCTCCCAGCTTATATAGGCTGGAGTTTCTTCCGAAGTGCGGTCTGCTTTACTTTTTGGGTAGTTCTTCTTTGCCATTATTTTTCCCTATTCGTTAATAAAAAACTTAAGCTCCTGTCCCTGTTGGCATTCCGCCGCCCGGAGGAGTCACACCGGTGTTGTATGGGTCGCAATTGCCACTAATGATGCTGTAACAATTAGCAAGCCACTTGCCAAGGCTAAAGACACCCTCTCCCTTTCTCCAAACCTGACTTGTTCCATCGCTATTCTTGAACTTGAATGGAATGCTGTTGAAAAAGTTAAGGCCCATGCCTCCCGATCCAGTTGCTGCCGCTCCACCGAATAGATGATTCATATGACCAGTACCACCGCCAAGCCTCGATTCTATACCATAAGAGATTCCGGTGTTGCTTCCACTATAACAGCCCGGTCCCACTCCACTAATGCACTCTGCGTCGCGATCTGCCTGACCGGGAAGATTGCCGCAGTGATTGTCACCTGTCCCGTCGTCACCAATCCCAGCAAATGGCGGGATGTCGCCCGGCCCCACTGTGACAGGATGGAACACTCCGTTGCTAAAACACGAGCTAGGAGGCGTGCCACCGCCGGGGAACTGTGCGCCAAGCCAAGGGGTAATGCAGTCGCTTCCATTGAGTGAAACACCGTCGCTGGCGTTGGAAATAGCACAATAGCTCGCAGTAGTGGGTTTCTCGCCGGGACAAATATTGCTCAAGTTTAGAGCGACTATATAATCCTGCGGCTCGCTACAGTCAAAAATACCATTTAGTGCGAACGTAAGCTGGTCATGCCACGTGACGGCCTCGTTCAGGTAATTTGAAGTGCCGCAGGGTAGGTATAGCGTTTTCACCGCGAGCGTCCCCGCGTTGCCGGGAGACATTATAATAATTTCCAATTTTGGCTTAAAGAAATCCATAACGTCACCGGTATCGGTCCAAGGGACCAAAACAGTGCAATCGCTCACACCGCCGACCGGTGGCACGACCGATGGGCCAGCGGCGCTATGAAATGCGAGAGTGTCGCATCCACACAGCCAAAACGTGTTATAGAAGTCAATCTGAATATTGAGATGTAGGTAGTCAGTTGCAATGGATCCCTGAAGATCTTCTGTCTGAGGAAAATCGCCAAGAACCGGGTCACAACAACGATCCTTGTGGACAGAGCATTGTATTTTTGCAGACAGGGATGGCTTGCCTTGATAAGTCATGGTATCTCCTGACGCAATAGGTATTGATAAGTGATTTAATGCCTATTAATTATTACACCATCAATCATGTTTTCTATGTATTGCAGAAAAAATATTCTTGCTCATCTGTTCCGCCCAAGGCTGTCCTATATACATCTTATCAGAAGCGTCTGATTTGAATATTCCCGGTTGAATCACGGTTCCTATATTAGTATAGGCTGGGGCCGGGATCTCTCTTTTCATTTGTCTGGCAATCATGTTAGCAATCACTAGGGCGCTGTATCTATCCTTACGCATACGACCTTTTTTGCCAGTGTCAAGTTTGATCTCTGGAGTGTCAAATCTCTCCCTACCCCCCGCTGTGGTGCTCATCACTACCGTAGCAAGCTCACTCTTCAATTCTTCGACCTCCATCACCGCGTCTTCAAGCGTATCATAAAGGCGAAGCGCATTAGATTCTCCCACCTGCTCTTTAAGTTGACTAAAAGAGATCTTGTCTTTTTCAGACATCAGACTTAAGGACAGCGTGTCAAATCGAGGGAATAACAGAACCTTGTCCTCCATGTCTTTCCGCAGCCCATGATTAGCCTGCGATGTCCACTCGGCTTTGGCAAAATTGATAAGCTGAACAACATGGTCTCCGGCTATGCGGTCGGTATCCTGTTTCTTTTTTTCATCTATAATAGGAAGGATCGGCCTTTCCCCGTCCATAATCTTGTCAGGATCGCTTAGACCTTCCGCTATAGCGTAACCGCCCCCCTGCGAGTCTATGCCTATCTGCACACACGGAAAAGTTTTATATAGCTCGCGGATCTTCCGGCAACAAAAACTATAATAGTCGTTGGCATCGGTTAGCCCTATACGCCTTCGGCTTTGAAAGTCCTTCTTGTTTGTAGTCCATGAATAGACAACTCGGTTGTGTTCCATGTGGATTTCGACCACTACGATGGCAAAGTTGTCTTGCTCTGAAGCGGGGTCTATGCCAAATACATATCTAAGATTTTGATCGCCTCTTGTTACAGGGTCAAATGGCGTTTCACACCACTGGGGCCAGCCGGGTGTTGAGCAGTTTCTATCATGTGCTACACAATTTTCAATTAGGCTACGCTTAAAAAACCCTTGACTATCCGATGTGAAGCAGGCACCATATTCCATCTGGTAAATGCCATTGTGCATAGTGGCCCTAGCGCGAGCAACCTGCTGATCGTCCATGAATCCCTCGGGAATAAGCTCATAGGGAACCCTGACGACAGAAAACTCTTTCCAGTTAAGACGCTTCATATATTCTGGAACTTCATCAACTTCATCTCCAGCCTCATCCGCAGACTTCTTGAAATCCCCTTTGTTTATAATCGTAGACTTATACTTTTTCCAATAAGAAGCAAAGTGCTCAAATCCATATCCACAGGTTCCGGCAATGATGGACTGGTTGTTGTGCTTACTCTGGTATACATCCTCCATCCTTTCTTCCCACTCACCCTTATCCTGCATCATCTTCCTTTTAGCAGCCTCCTTGACATTCTCGGTGGGGTTCGCAGACACAGCAGCAAAACCGGCAACAACAGTCTCGTAAATCTCTACGGGAATACTATTGAATTCGTCTGCAATGATAGTATGAGCTCTTAGCCCCCTGATCTTGCTGCCATC